ATCGTCCAGTTTGGTTAATTAAAGAAGGTCTTCCCATATTACCTTTAAGGGTTTTACTTAATCTACTATTTACAAAAGCTCTTGTTTCGAAAGCTTTTCTCATCAGTTCGTTTGAGCCGCTTTCTACTTGTCCTACATTTTCTTTTTTGTCTTTTTGTTTTGGTAAAGCTATTGCCTTACTACCAACAATTCTCTTTCTTTTCTTTGGGCCACCTAACTTGAGAGGAGCTTTTGCTGTTTGACTTTTACCCTCTGCATCGAATTTAATTTTACTTAAATTTACTGCCATGTTCTTTCTATATAACCTTCTCATTGTAGGGTTATTTATAATTATAGCTAAAGCATTATCTGTTATACTGTTCGAACCTTTTCTATCCTGAAACTGTTTTTTTGTTTGTCCAACTAGTTGTTTTTCTGCTTCTAATGCTATGTCTCTTTGTAAAGTTTCTAATAAAGAATCTTTGTTTTTTGGATTTGCTAAAATGCTTCCGTAGTTTGCTTCTTCTTGTCTTAAAACTTGGTTTTTAAACCATCCTTCCGCAGCATAAGTAACTTTAACGGTTCCTGTTAAGCCTTGGTCTTTATTATAAGATATTTGTATATCTTCATCTATTTCTATATCTAAAGCATTCTCACCTAAAGCATTATTTACTGAAGTCATTACGAAATCTTTTGCTTCTTGGTCTGATGCAAATGCGCCCGATTCTTGGGCTGCTCCTACAGCTGATTTTGCAAAAATACTTAATCGTGATTCTGATACTGATACATTATGCCCAATATTAAAAGGAGATTCTTTACCGCTTTGTCCTTTAGAAGCAAGTTTTAGTATATCATCATACTTACCCCCTGCTTGTAAAGCTTTTTTTGTTTCTGTCTGTAATCCTTGAAACCAACTAAATATAACAGCGTCTGCAACTCCTTCCTTAAAAAATGCTGTCCCATAAAAAGAGCTACCCTTTTTACTTTTTGTAGCTTCAGTTACCCAAATTACTTTTCCTTTTTGGCTTGCTCCTTTCTTTTTTACTCTTGTAGAAAAGTCATCTAACCATGCGGTACAAAACTCTTCAACTGCTTTCTTTTCTTTGGGCCCGAAGATCTCACTTCCTTCTCCTTCATACCCTTGTCCTTTTCCAGGTCTCTTCTTTTGTTGAAGCATTATCTCTTTAACCATTGTACTCTGCACCATTTCAAAGTCGGCAGGTATTCTATTTAGCAAATTTCGTACTGGGTCATCCGATGAAGATGCTCCCCTTTTAATTGCATCAACTATAGCTTGCGCATCTTGTGCTAGATTTGCTAATGCCATTTATTTATGCACTTTGTAAAAATCTAGTATTCTCTTTATATGGTCTGGAAATCCTACATTTTCTTTTAAGCTAGTAGACACTGCGTTTTGTACGGAGGCCCCAGCTATTGACATTCTGTCTTTTCTTTCGTCTTTTAAATAATATTTTACTAGATCAAAGCAAGCTAGTTTTAAATCTTCAGGAATAGTAGCGTAACCTGACCTATAGGTCACTTTTACTGCTGCTCTTCCTTTTGGAAACCTATAGTCTCCTGTGCTTGTTGTTCTGTATACAGTGTCTCTTCCTAGGTCTACGTAGTATTCGTATTTACCGCTAGAATCTGAGTCATCTGCAATTAATGTTTTATAAGCTGCTGCTTGTGATTCTCTTTCTTGAACTTGAGAAACACTCACAAGAGGGCTTTCATCTACTAAAATAGCATTTGTAAATTCGTCGTGAATATCGAAATATTCAACTTTGTCTGTTGAGAAGTAATCAACAAAGGATGTCCCGCAGTAGGTTTTAACTGCTTGACTTATAGCTGGTACAATAACATTAATCTTCGCATCTTCAGTTACTCCTGTGATGCCTGTAAAGTCCTTGTATTGTTGTAATGTTATTAAATTCGCCATAATTAAAAAGGGGGAGTGTTAGGTACACTCCCGAAAACCATTCTATATAAGTTAGTTATTAACTTATGAACCTTTATACTGGTAAGCCCATTTAGAAGTAGCACCATCGATAAGATCAGTGAAGCCAATTCTTTGTGAAGCAACTAGTACTCTACGTTGGTTAGCAACTTCGTAGTCAGACTCAACGGTTACACCGCGTAATCTTGGTACTACATAGTTACGAGTATAGACTGCAACAGCTGCGAATTTAGATACCGCTGGGGTAGCAAACTCGTCGCATAGTAACACTCTTGAACCAAATACTTGTCCAATTTCACCAGAAAGCTTAGTAGCAATATCGCCAACTAAGTTAGCGTCTTGGAATTCAGCATCTTCTAGTAACTGGTAGTAAGTTGTCTGAGAGACAATGTATACTACGTCGTTTGGATTAACACCATATTTGCCCATGTTCTTTCTCATAGCGAGAAGATCAGCAGCAGTAACAGTATCAGTAGCAAAAGCTGTAGCTGACTGTGTAAAATCACTGTCATTTCTAGCTAAATGCAATAGTCCTTCGAAAGAAGCACCACCAGTTCCGAAAGCACCATCAGCGTCATCACCAGCTAGCATAGCATTTTCGATTGCTCGAGCATGAGATCTAACCATTGATTCTCTGATAAGAGGTAAAATCGGTAGGATTGCGTCTTCTTCAGTTTCATTACCTAGGTAAGATTGTGAAATAAGTTTTTTGGTTGAAAGTACTCTTTCAGTTAGGTCAACACCAGCTCCATTAGCAGGATCATAAGCGTCACCACGTGGGTCTAAGTTTCCTTTAGGTGCGGCACCTGAAGCAACTTGGTTAGCTGTAAATTCAGCGTAGCCACTATCTGGTAGAATAGGGATAATCATGTTTGCAGAAGTCATTGGGATTTCTCTAAATAGAGGGGCCAAGACTAATTCATTTTGAATATCTCTTTCGATTTGGTTTGAAACAACTTGCTCAAAATCAGCACTAGAAACTTCTACGCCAGACATGACGTTTACTTTTTCCATTACAGACTTGGCATAATCATTATTCCATCCTTTACCAGTCGCTAGACCAGCAAATTTTGCATCAATGATGTCGCTTTCAAAAGCTTTTTTCCAGTCGCCAGTAGATTGTCTGTCTGAAAAATTTCTTTTAGAATCACGAATACTCATGATTTCTTCAGATTTTTCAGCCAATTGAGCTTCGAGTCCTTTAACAACATCTTCTAAATTAGTAGATCTTGCATCAATTCTTTTCTCAACGTCAGACATAAGTCTTTCTGCGCCTGTTAGTCCAGCCTGGACTATTGTTTTATGTTCTTCCTGTTTTGCTTCCTCGGAGGCTTTTTGAACTTCAACTTCAGTAGCAGCTTTTTCAGCAGCTTCATCAGCTAATTTAAGTTCAGCAGCTTTAAGTTCGGCTTGTTTCATTGCATACTGTGCAACTGCTTTTTCAGCAGCTTCAGTAGCAAATGAGTTAAGATCGAACTCTGGGGTGCTTTCAGGAGAATTATTTTCTTTTGACATATTTGTCTCCGTTATTGTGGCTTTCGCCGTACTTGGCTGCTCAATTTCAACAGCATCTGCTGAATCGTTTAAGTTAGCCGTATAAAAAGTTTGCTTGTGCTTGTTGTAATCTTCCATAGATCCAAATGACTTGCTTAATCCAAAGGTTGCCCCTTGGTTGCATGGCAATGAAACTACAGAGACTTCGAAAAGCTCCGCGTCCTTTATTTTATATCCATCGGTTTCAGTCATATAATCAGCGTCCTTGACTTTGAAACCGACAGAAAAAGCTCCAAGGACACCGTCTTTAATAAGTTGAGTTACATCACCAGCAGCTTTAGATATCTTTGCAGATATTTCTAAACCGTTGTCTGTAACTTTTAAATTTGTTGCACGTCCGATAGGCTTATCGTAGTTATGGTTAAACAAAATGATAGGATTAGTCTTAAAGTTTTCTAATCCACCTTTTGTCCAAGCATCTCTTTCTATGATATCGCCTGCTCTATCGAGTGCGTTTGTACTAGCTGATCCTTTAATCTCGCATCCACCGTCGTCAGTGTCACCGAGTGATTTGAAAGTGCTAGTCCAATTATAAATTCGTTCTGACATACTACTTCTCCGCTTTTTTAGGAGCAGCCTTTTTAGGTGCTGTCTCTTTCTTTGCGACAGTAGGTGTAGGAGTTGGTGTTACCGCAATCTCTACTGGATGTCTTTTAGCTGTTGCCGAGTTAACTCTGTGCCAAGAACCAAATGCTCTTCTAAGCATAAAGTCTTTTACTGGTACGTCGTTACCATGGCTTTTATATTCAACAAGGTTCATTTTTTCAACTCCTTTTTCTTTACAGAAATTGGAATAAGCCTTGCTCATCATATCTTTAGTCATAATTAGTTTTCCTCTATGGTTGGTGACTCTTCTGGTCGACCACCCTCTTCTGGATTTACCGCTGAACCAGCTATATTAGCAGGTACTCTCGGATCATCAAATCCATCTACAGGTTCTTTGCCTAGTGCTACTCTTGCTTCATTTGGACTTATAATTCCAGTATTAACAAGTGTTGCATAGTAAGCTGCTTGGTCTCTCAGTTCTGGTTGTAAAGCAGGTATATCTGTTACGTCCTCAGAAAGTGAGAATCCAAAGTATCGTTCCATTGCGTATCCAAGTTTTTTAACTATAGGTAATATAGTCTCAAGATAATACAATCTATGATTTGGTCTTATGTTAGCATTATTACCACCGTCTAATAAGATTGGTGGTATTCCCATTGCTTCTAGAATGATCTTCTCATTCGCTGTTATTGAAGTTTGGAAGTCTAACTCTTTAAAATTAATGTTTGTCAGGGTGCTTACTTCTAAGCCTCCATCTAATATAAGAGGTCTTCTGCCTCCTGTTGTTGGGTTGTAACGCATAGTCCATGCTTGTAGCATTCTCTCTTTGATTTTCTCAGAAAGAGTATTAGGCGATTTTAGTACCAACCCTGGTACTGCTCCGTTTTTAAAGAAGTTATCTTGAAAAGCTCTCATGTTTCCTAGTAGTTGCATAGTTCTATATGCTGGCTTAAGTCTAGGAACTCCTCTGTATATAGAGTTAAAACTATTTTCTTTTACATGGATAATCTCATCCACGCTATAGTCTACTGAGTTTTCAAAAGTATAGTGTGAAATATATTGTTTTTCATCACTATGTATAGTTACTTTATCTGCAGGCAAATGATACAAATGCGCTCCATCGAAGTAAACAAATATATTACCGTCAATAAGAAGATCAATAATTAAGTTTCTTTTAAATGAGCTAATATCCTGAAAAGGATTTGGTTCAACATTTAATAGTATATTAACTTTGGACTTACGAACGTTTTTCTTAACGCCTGTAATACCTGTAATCTTTTCGTCAACTCTAAAAGGTATCTCTGAAACATCATCAACGATCATATTAACTGCTCTGTTGACTATTTCTAATTGTTCGTATGCATTTCTGTAGTTAGTAACGATTTCACGCGTGTCAATAGTCATTCCCTCATTACGGGAAATTACGAACTGCGCTGGGTTTAGCTTTTCTTCGCTAGCCCCTATAAATCTATCATACCATGCCATATTTTTCTCTCTGTTTCTCGACCCAACGTTTTTGTTTCTCTGCTGTGATCAATTTGGGTCGTTTACCATAAATCGAATGTAATCGTAAATGATGCGCATGACACAGAGTAGTCGTATACTCATACACTTCTGCTCTATTCTCATCAATGAAGGATTCACGAAGATCTAGTATGTCTTGTTCACTGTTAATTATAATTTTGTTTTGTTTTATCCAAGTTTCTAGTAATTCGGTGAGTCCGTAATAATGATGAAAATCTAAGTCTGTATTGCTTCCACAAATGTGGCAACTACCTGTCTTTTTATATTGCGATTTAGCTTTGTCTCTGACATATTTAACTAAATCTCTTTTTAAATTCATATTTCTACTCTTAATTAGAATTATACCAAAAGTAAGGTATAATGTCAAGAACTGTTTTTACAAGGTCTCGTTAGAATGAGGTGGCTGTAGTCTCAAATGTATATAATGCATAACGCATCGCATCAGCCATGTGCGATGACATATTATGTTTTGGCTTTTCTTTTAATAAATTAGGGTTTGGATCCCACTGGTATTGATCTAAAGACATTTGTGTTTGTTTGCATCGTTGGTCTACTATTAGATCATCGTTATCGACTATACCTGCTACTTGACCGATGCCATCTAGTACCGATTTTTTAGCATTTATACTGCTTATGTCATAGTTCTGTGCCAAGTCAAATCTAGTTTGCTGAGCGGCAGAATCAATATAGATAAAGTCTATATCCCATTTGTCAATTAACTTCTTAATCTCTATAGCATGTTGCTCTGTAGTACGTTCAGCGTTCATGTATTCGTCTACTAAGTAGTATTTCTTCGCGTCCCAATCGTATGCAACTACACAAAAAGCTGTAGGATCTCTATACCCTACATCAAGTCCTGCAAACACATCCATCTGGCTAGTATCTAACTGACTTAGATCTGCTATACATTCTTCGTGATTAAATGCCCATACTTGACCTTCAAATACATTAAAGTCAGCCATGTATTCTTGGTTAAATTCGTTTTGAGACATTGTTTTCTTTGCTTCTTCAATATCTGAATCAGAAACTCGAGGATTTTCGTGGTAAGTTGCCTTAACTGAACACCATTCTGGAAATTCTTCGCTGAATCCTCTATAATAAAACTCTGCAAAATAGTTATTACGCCCACGAGGGGTCGAAATGAAGATTGCTTTAGAGTTTTCTTTATCTAGTGTGGGTCTTAGTGCGACATTGAAGGCGTCTCGTCCATCTGTTAGAGCAGCCTCATCAAATATGATAAGATCGTATGATCTACCAACAACTGAGTCTACTTGATTGATTGAACCCATTCGTATAGTAGAACCATTAGATAGTTCTATAACTTTATCTTTTGCATTGTCGCGTGTTACCTCTAAATCAAAGTGCTTGATGAGATTTCTCTGTAAGTCAAATGATATTTGGGATAGTGCGTAATTGGGAGACATAAGTAGTACATTAGCTCCAGGTACTAAACATGTTAGCTGTCCTATAATATTGCTTATGTAAGTTTTGCCTTGTCGACGTGATACTGCTGCGCAAACAAATCTATATTTAGGGTTGTTAATTGCGTTAATAATTGCAGTTTGTGAGGTATTGGGAGTAACATTTAATAAATCAAGATACCCTTCAATAGGTAACTTAATAAATCTTGTTTCAGGGGGGAGTTCCATTAAATAGTCGGAGACTATATCGGAACGGCTTACTTCTATCAATGTAGGGTCTCTTTGTTAAATAAGTTAAAAGGGTCTTCGGAATCGAATAGACCATGTTCTTTGGCTAGTTGTAATAGATACAAGTAACCTCCGCATAAATCGAGTAGATCTCGTTCGCGTTGTGTTCTAGTTAGACCTCTTTCTTCTCTTGTACGTGCATTCTGTAAAACTTCTGTTGCGTGTTCTGACAAGACGTCTAACCATAATTCTCTCTTATCAATAACTCTAGGTATTGTCATTTTTTCCTTCTTTTTATTCCAAGTTGTCGTTTCTGAGACTTAGGTGGTCTTTTCTTACTACCTTTTGGGCCTGCCCAGAATAATTTATTTGCCCAATACGCTGCTGAAGATTTTCCTTTACGAATATTTCTTCCGTGTCTTGCTTTAAAACTCTTACGAGCTTCAGGACTATAATTATGTCCCATGCTCTGAGCTCCAAAACGGATAATCTTCACTTTGCCAGCGATTCTTACAGCTACAACGCCTTTCTTTTTTGGGTGCTTAGGAGTTCTTTTGGGCGCGTTTAGTTTTCTTATTCCCGCCTTTCTTAACCTTGCCTTTTCTGCCGTTGTTAATGCCATCTTTAGTTCCTAAGACTAAGTTCCAGAAGGAACTCGGTCTTCCTGCTTTCATAAAATCATGAAAGTCTTTGTGAAAAATCTCTATACTATCTTTTTCTTCTTGGTAAAATTCTTTTTGCACCTTTAGTTCCAAAACTTGCTCGTTTTGGATTTTTTGTTTTACCAAATCTCGGTCCTATTGCTTTAGGAGCCGCTCCATACATTCCACCAGGAGTGGTGAATGGAGATTTTGTGTTTACGAAAGTACCTGCTGCCGCATTCATGTCCCTAGTAACACCTCTTTTTAATTTGTGTTTTACTAGTTTTGATGTGCCGTGGTTACTTGGTCCACTTAAAAATCCGCCTTGTCTTGCCATGATTCTATCCTCTCTTTACTTGGCTAATTAGTAGCCTATTGAGTACCATTTTTAATATGGATTTGTAACAATTTCTTGTCGGTGTGGGGTGAGTTTAATAATTCTCTAAGCTGTTGACCCCACAATAGTTGGTATTCAATAGCTTGATAAAATCTAGAGGATAAAACAATAGTATCCTTAATTTCATCTAATAATTGTTGTTTGTCCATGTGCCAGTCCTGTATGAACTTAGCTAAGGAATTTTAGCTTTGGGCTTTCTCTTTAGCTTTCATCAGTTTATCTTTGATGTCTACTTTTCCATCCCAATTTTTATCTTGACCTGAAACAATTTGCGTAAACTGTTTCCATTTAGTCTCTAACCATTCTAACATCGTATTCTCCTAGATTGTTATATTCTGTTAATAATTTATAATAGTGTGTGCGAACTTCTCCAAAGGATACTTGGGTCAATGCCCAGTCCATGAACGCTTGTTCTTTTTCTTTAACGGCGTTTTCTGCGCCGTACGACTGTTCGTACATTTGTCGGTCGGCCTCCTACTCCTTGCTTAACTGATCTTTTTCTTCTAACGGCTGATTTCTTCTGTGCCTTACTCATAGTTCTTGCACGAGCTAAAGGAACACACTTTGGATATCCTCTGCCACTAGTCTTTGCTTTGCCTCTACCACAAGGTTGGAATTTGCCTTTCTTTTTAGGTCTACCGATGTCTACCCATTTTTCTTTAAACCATTTAGTTAATCCACCTTTAGGTTTCGCCATGTTCGTGTTCAATATTTCCAGATGATAAATAATTAGCAGCTGATACAACTTCGTATTCAGAAATAGCTAATTTATTTGTCCACCATGTAGGAAGCTTGTCCATTTCTTCGTTACCTTCTAATCCCTCTAGGATCATTTGGCAATGACTCATAATAATCTTGCAACTTGTTATTGCAGAAGCAGCATCTGTATGCCCACTCTTAACGATAAAGTTTCCGTTGCCTGTGTATATTCCTTTCATTTTCTTTTTCCCATACGATATTTACCGCCTTTTGCTTTATAAGTTTTTACTAACCACCCATTCGCATAAGCACTAGGATAAACTTTGAATTTTCTTTTTGTTTGTGCTTTAATTCTTGCATACAATTTAGGGTTTGTAGGTATTGGCTTCTTTTTAACGCTTTTTCTTTTTCTTGCCATTTTTTCTTTTTAAAATTGCCATTTGCAATGCTTTAGGTAGTTTCTTCTGAGCTGCTGTTAAGCCTCCCATTGATTTTTTCTTCTTTCCACCTTTTTTCTTTTTCTTTTTTGAACTATGATACGGCATACTCTCTCCTTATGTCCAGCGAGGGGGTTCCTCAGGACACTCCGCCCATCTTAACTTAGTTTTGAGGGGCATAAAACAATTACAAACTTTGCAAACCTTCCACCTTTTATCTAG